TATGTTCTTTCTACAATAGAGTTGTGCTTCTCTACCTTCTTTTCCAACTGCTCTATCCGGTATTTTACAAGTTGCGTCCCTCCGAAACTTCCAACAAAAGTACCGAGCAAAGATATAATTGCTACTACAACTGTATCTGTCATTTTTCTACTCCCTATTTCACGATTACCTCTCCGAGGCACTCACATGTAACTGCGCCTGTATAATCTGTCGTTGATATTGTTATACTTCCGTCTCTAAAATTTGCATTTCCATATCCTACGATAGCTTGGGACACATGCAACAACGCAACAAGTCTTTGTCCAAAATCACATTTGAGCGGAGAACTTGCCATAATTAGATTATCCCTGGCGTTTTTAAATCCGTTTGGGCTCATATTAGTCAATTGCACCTGGTAGCGCTTGTGCCCGGTTTTACGATATTTTAAAGTCCAACCATTTTCTGTGTATGTTTCCCATTCTCTGATCAACGCCACATTATCGTTTACCGAACCTATATATTTGTTTAATTCCACTCCCATATTCGCGCTTAATGGAGCTATCTCGGATTTTGTAGTTAAATTATCCACAATATCTTTTTTCTCTACAAAGGATGATAGTGCACTCTTTATTTCATTTATTGCATACACTAAATTCTCTTTCGATGCTGTCGCAAGGTTTCCTAAGTTTCCAATGCTTTCCTTAACATTCTTTAACTGTTCATTCAGATTTCCAATGTATTTGCTGTAAAAATACTGCAGACCTGTCCAGCTTAAAAATTTCATTTAACCACCCCCCACTTTACATGGTAAACAGCGAATCTATCTCGTTGTTTGTAATACTTTCCACGTTTGCATCCGAGCCTGCCGGACCCTGTGGTCCCATTGGTCCAATGTCCCCTTTCTCACCCTTTAATCCCTGAGGTCCTTGTGGTCCCGTTTCTCCCTTTTCGCCTTTTGCTCCTGCCGGTCCTGCTGGTCCAGCAGTCCCCTGCAATCCCTGAGGTCCCTGTGGACCTGTCATACCGGTGGCTCCTGATAAGTCTGTGATGTATGTGTAAGATGACGTCCCTTTAACATATAACTTGGCGTTGTCAGCATCCTCTATATTCCCTGTGTCAATCATGACAAACTGCCCAGTCTTTACTCCATCTGTCGCAAACCCTTTGTTCATCGCATCAACGGAAGCAAATGTCTTAGCGATTTTAAACGCTTCCCCAGCCGGACCTTGTGGCCCCTGCAATCCCTGAGGTCCCTGTGCACCCGCAGCTCCTGCCGGTCCTGCTGGTCCCTGTGCTCCAGCTGCGCCGGTTTCTCCTCTGTCTCCTTTATCTCCCTTAAATTCTCCACTTTTAATTGCTTCATCCAGCGATTTTCCATTATACGTAACATCAGTAGAAACTACTTTGTCAGTTTTCTTTCGAAATGCACCATTTGCCCATTCCTGCATTTTCTCTTTAAATGTTCCAAGTCCTGTTAAATCTAAAAATTTTGCCATGTTCTTATCTCTCCTTTTCTTTAAAACAATCCATTAATCTCATCCTCTGTGATGATCTCGTTTCCGGCGCCTGCCTCCAGTTCACCGATCTTCTGCTCTACAGTTTTTCCTTCCGCAAGCTGCACGCTTTCCGCCATGCACAGCGGATAATCTCCATTATTCTTTGTGGATAAGGTGTTGACGATTACAACACCACCTTCAATGCTCTGTGCCATCTTTCAAACCTCCTTATTTTACTGTGACTGCTGTAGACCCCAGTCCTGCGTTTACAGACATCCATACGTCATAGCTCTGCTTATATCCGGATGCGTTGGTAAACTCCAATGTCTGCGCTTTTGTAAATCCGCCGTCAAATCCACCGACATTAAAAGTCGGAGTTCCAAATGATGTAGGGATTGCATACACGATCTTCTCACCTGCTCCGGCATTTACTGTAAAACTGCGTCCTCTGCCGCCTGCAAGCGCAGAACCCTCTAACGCAAGGATATCCGCATTTGCGAGTGATGCTTTGTTAGTCTTGCCCCAGTATACTTTTGGCTGGAATGTGATTGTCACGGTTCTGGATACAGACGCATCTCTTTCATCTGTAACAGTAAGAACGATATTCGTATTTGCTTTCACTGTCTTTCCTGTGTATGATTTCTTACGGATGCTCTTATCCAGATTTTCGGCAGCTTCGCTTGCAAACTGGATTTTCTGGGTCTTAGGTTCTTTATTTAAAGTCCATGTTACATCAGATGCAGTTACTGTCGCGCCGATTTCATTGCTGCTGTTTGTAGCTGTCAGGCTGTTAATTGCAATCTTGGTATATGCCAGATCGTCAATCTTCTGCTTGTACTCATCTGTAAAATCATTGGCAGATAACCCTTTTCCCTCCTCTTTTCTTACGTATCTTGCATCGTTTTTCTGTACCAGGTGTGCAAGTCCATCCTGATCCAGGTACTTCTTTTCTGCAGCGAGCACTGCTGCTTTTGCTACTTTCTTTCTTGGCATTTTCACTCTGCTCCTTTCATAATCTCGTCAATCTCCGGATTGGTGATCGACTCTATCTCCACAGTCCCTCCGCTGTTTGGCAGATTTACGGAACTGATTGGATCATTACCCGACAAAAGCTGCAGTTGATTCCCCTCTAACTGCAGCCCGTCTCCTTTCTGCTTTAATTGCTCCACGATCTGTTCCAGTACATGTTTATCCGCTGGAGCCTCATAATCTTCTGGCTTTTTTCGTGCTTTTACACTTAACCGAATTTCAAATATGGTCTTTCCTTCTCCCGGAATAGTCTTATATACATATGCCTGGATTGTTCCACTTCTTTTCAGTAATTCATTTGGAATATCGACTGTGATGTCACCGTCTTCCACTTTCCCAAGTACCACCAATGCACCATTCGTACATTTGTCAGTGAAATGTACTTGTATTTGTTCTTCTACTTCCATTCCGCAGATCTGTAAAACCTGTCCGTAGTCCCATTGTGTAAGTTTTCCATCGATATCTACCCGCTTGGAGCATCCATCAAATACTGCAATAATCATTTTTTATGCGCCTCCTCCAAGCGAATCGATATCCGAATTCGGAATATCCTCTATTCCTGTTACTTCTCCAGAAGCACCCCGTGGAATTTCGAAATCAAATACCGCCTCAGTTTCTGTACCCGAATTTTCAACAGACGCCTCTGTTCCGGCCTCCCCAGTCGTAGTAGTTCCGATCCGTATTGTTGCTGCCTTTCCTGCCGGTCCTTCCGGACCCTGAATACGTCCTACATTTTTCCACTGGCCAGATACGTTGTCCCATACATGTAGATTTCCATCCACCAGATAGGATTCACCCACATTTCCTGTTGGATGTTCTCTGTTCAATTCCTCTTCTGTTTTATAGGAGCCCAGTATAGTAACACCCGTTCCATCTTTCCCAGGCTCCCCCTGAATCCCCTTTTCGCCTCTTGGACCAGGATCTCCTTTCTCTCCTTTAGCCCCTGTTGCACCGGATAAATCTACCATGTACTCATATCCAGTTGCGCCCTTTCTATAAACCTTGGCATTATCTGCATCATCCGGGTTACCGGTACTTATCATCACAATCGCATTTTCCGGAAGACCATCGGTTTCAAATCCTGCATTCATCTGTCCTACAGAGGCATAAATTTTTCGCACGTTTAAAGCAACGCTTCCACTTTCTATGGTCCCTGACTGCAGAGAATCAATTTCCATCGTTGTAATTTCAATCGGATCATACTTCTCCAAACGATTCAGTATATCTACAAGCGCCTGATATTCATTGGTTGACTGTATTTCGGATGCAGCCACTAAGTTTTCTCTGACCTCCATCTTCACTTTGAATGATGTGACAGCATTGCTACCATCAATCAAATGTAGCTGGCATTCCGTATTTCCCACTTCTGCAACCATTTGCGGCGTCAAACTGAACAGGACGCAATAATTGCTTATCACGGTTCCTTCTGTGTAAGTTTCTGATCCGCTTGGTTTCTTACAATAAATCCTGGCCTTACTGATTGTCTTTGCCATTCCGGAAATCATACAGCGCAGAAGTCTGCCCGAATCGTACTGTACTGCATAGATTGTTTGCATAATTCCCGGGTTTCTCACGTCAATGTATAAAGTTGTCGTTGTTTCCATATCACACCTTCTTTCTTATCCTGGTATCCACCTGACGAGGTAAACGTCTCCCGGCAACACACCTCCACCGCTTTTGTATCGCAGCACACAGTCCCACGGATAGTTATAGTATCCGGTTGTCCAAATTTCCTTTCCTGTCTGATCACCAGTCTGGCCGCCGGTTGTTCCGCCAAATTCATTTTGGCTGGCCTGCACAACCTGTCCATTCCCAATTCCCATTGCAGTATGGTTTACGATGTTCAGAAGGATATCCCCTCTTTGTACACCGGATCCTGTTGCCAGATTTATCTGCCCTGTCACATCCGTAAAACCGCAATTTAAAAATATTTCCCGCATATTACCAGTGTAGGTTGCCCCATTGCTTTTTACCGGAACCCCGGCATTTTCCCACGCCTGAATCAATAACGAGGAGCAATCGTAATCCGGTCCCCAGCGGTTTGTCTGATCATATCCATGACTGTTATCATTTGCGATTTGAATCGCCCAGTTTACCGCAGCTTCTATTTTTTCAGATCCTCCTGCATATTGACTCAGGTAGTTGTACCAATATCTTGCCTGCTGCCGCCTCTCGGCTTCCACTTCTACGCCTGCACGTTCAAAGTTTTTCAAAAATGCAGATGCCAGATATTCCGGTGATTCTCCGCTGGCCTTAAACTGATTGAATGACAGCGGATATGCATCGGTTGCAATCCACTGGCCAAAAGAAACTGTAACAGAATCTATCCATGTAAGCTGACCGTTTGGATCCGTAATCCCATACCCGTTCGCACCGGCCCAGTTTGTATAATTCGTTGCCGGTGTCCACTGTACCAGTCCAAAGCCTCCACTATAGTTTCCCTCCTGCAGGCTTTGCCAGATTCCGGGATTGATGTTCGATTCACTTTGCATGTTGCCGCATATCCCAGCAATGGCATTCAGCGACCATCCTTTTTGTTCAAAAAAACTTAGTACTTCTCTTGCATTTCCCTGCATCTGCTCTGTGGTCAGATAAAAGTTTCCTATCGTCCATGACATCAGAAATCACCTTCTTTCGTGATTCCGCCCACAAGAAATCCTTTTTCAAACCTTAGATTTGTCCCATTCGAAAAAACTGCAGTTCCAGTCTTTCCATAAACTCCCGGTCCAACGTTTTCCGCATCTAACAGAACTGCATCCTTCGTGATCCTTAGTAAGATTTTGCCGTTTCCATCGGTGAATAACACTGCATTTCCAACATACGTCATACAAAGAACGCCCTCATCGTTTTTGTTTGAAAATAATATTGTTCCATCCTTTATCGTTACACGCCGATTATCGTTCAAAGAATCGCAGATATATTTCCCTTCTGCGTAAATTCCATCTTTATCCAGTCGGACTATTTCTTTCCCACTTGCATCCAGCACCCTTGCAACGCCACTATTATTGTCAAGTCCTCCAATTTCCAGTGTTCCACCTCTGATTCGATCAGCCAGCATTGTTCCTGCTGTGATAAAATCAGCAAAGAATCCCTGTCCTGTTCCAAAGGTGGACCAGTCCCAGTCTCTTCCATCTGCAGTTCTTTTGCTGGCAATCTCGAACCCCATTGTACCAAGGCACATTGCCCCAAACGTTTCCGACTCCGGATTCAAATCTTCAAATAAAACAGCGCGTACTTTCTGTTTTTGTGCGATGTCGGACTGTGCCCGAAACTGTGCTTTCACTCCGTTTATGATGCCGTTTACCTGTGCTCCTATCACAGTGCCATCCGGCCGGATTGCACTTTCTATCCGATTTGACATACTTGATACATCTGTAATGAAATTGTATTGAAAGTCTCCCAACACAACAGATGCAACCTCTTCATTGATACAATCCCATTCCAGTTCTATGACACGTGCATCTGTTACAATATCCAGTTTGCTGTGACGACAATGCACCGTGTCCCCGATAGAAACTTCTTCCAGTTCCCGGATATCCGCGTACAATTCTGTATCATGCAGCATAACCATATCAGCGGATATCGTAACCTTCGGCTTGTCAATTCCAGATTCAAACTGTTCCTCGCATTTTTCTTTTAACGCATTGTTCAGTTCTTCCTGTGTATTGCAGATCACGATTCCGTTCTCTTCGTCATCTTCCGCAGCATCGGCCTTCATCTTCACATCTTCAAATGTGATCACTCCGTATTTTATTGTTGGATATTTATCAAGCAGTGGTGAGTCCACCCACGGTTCATTACCCTCTATCATGTATCCGTTATATGCCTTTGGTACAATCCTTGTAATGACCTCGCTGGTATCAATCTCTTCCTGTAGCCCGTTTTCCGCAATATTTTTCCCGTATAAAACCTGCACTCCATGATCGATTCCAACTCGGTCATTGACGGTGATCGTATAATTATCAAAAAGAACCTCACCACCCCATCTGTTCAGGAAGGAGTTCTCCTCTTCTCCGCAGATTGCTTCGATCAGGTTCTTTGTCTGGTAATATGCTGTTGATATTATTTTGATATTAGATTTTCCACTGTACTTTTTATTTGGTGCGGTCATGATGTCCAGTGCTTGCTGCCCGTTTTTTTCCGTTGGACGTATATCCAACAGAAAACAATCATCAATCGCATCCATAAAAACCGGTTCCAGTTCTGCACTCACGCCAGCCTCTGATTTTGCTTTCTTTTTGATCCGAAATAACTGTGTTCCATTGAATGACTTCAGTTTTACGACTGCGTCCTCTTCTATCCACTTCCAACGTCCCTCTTCATCGATCGGGTGCTGAATCTCCGCTTTCCAACTTCCGTTTAGTATTGCTTTTACAGAAGCGCTCTCCGGAAGTAATGGCATATCACCGTTATGTTCATAATCCGTATTTTCTGGTTTATAAAGTTCTATCCTTATAAGCACCTCCAGTTCGGAATCACTTTCAGATCAAATCCTCTTGAGATATACACGGTATTCTCTCCCGGTAAAAGATGTAGTTCTGCATAATCTCCATACACGGATGTGTTCATCAATTTTCCATCTTTTCTGTATGCCATCAGCCTGTCTGTATCAATCACCAGATTCTGGCCAACATTCGCTTTCATCTGACTTCCGTTTACCTGCAGGATGCACTCACCTTCACCTGTGATCAAATAGACCGGCCTTGATCTGTCATATGGATTGTAAAACACCTCTTCCGGTGTATATTCTGCTTTTCCATCTGTTCGATATCGGTATCCTTCACACGTAAATTCTACCTCAAACTCTCCGACCTCTTTTACTTGCCGTTCTGCCGCATTGATCTTAGTATGTTTTACATGATAGAAGTACTCCAGTTCATCGCTTAAAATCAATTCTGTATCATCTTTTCTCATGAGCCATCTTCTCGCAGTCCGAAATCGCTCCTGCCATCTTTGAGGATTTTCTGCAAATGTAAAAGGAACTGTGATTGTAATGTCGCTCACAGTTCCATCTTCTTTGAATATGCTCCCATCTCTTCCCGGTATGTTCAATTCCGTATAGTTATACTCTGCCGAAGGGATAGATGGTCTTTCTCGTACAAGTATTCCTATTTCTGTATTTGTATGGCCATTTCTGATGATTTCATACATTTACCGTCTCCCCTTTCCTCTTTTTGCGTGATGTACTTGAGATGTAAATCCTTTTTTGGCTGTTTCTACAATATAAGAATCAAGCTTTTGATTTCCAATTTGCACACCGACATTATTGTTCAAAACAATGTTAGTCTGTGTAGCACTTGCCAGCGCCGGAGTTCCTCCGTACATGCTCTCACTCATCGTCTTGGCAACTCTTTTTACCGCACTGGAAACCTTGTACACATTCTCATTGATTCCTTTTACCATTCCATCGATAAAATCCGGCATCCATGTTTCATAATCTCTCAAAGGACCTTCATCCGGTCTTGAAAAATGCAGGAAAGAACGAATCTTGTCTCCAATTCCTCTTACTGCATCTATAATCCCATTTACTCCGGATAAAATTCCTTCTGTTAATCCGTGGATGAAATCAGCCCCCCACTCCTTCGCGTTGTCTATCCACCCGGAAATCGTAGATCCTATTTTGTCAAAAATATTGCTTACAATTTGTGGTAGTTCCTGAATTGTATTTTTGATTCCATCACGCAATGCCTCAAACCCGCTGATCGCAGTTTCTTTTATCAAAGACACCAATGTTGATACAACATTTTTGATTTCGTTCCAAATATTGGATGTAATCTCTTCAATGGAATCCCAAATATTCGCAACTGCATTTTTGATATTATTTAAGATATTCTCCAGATCCGATTTTAATTTTTCAAAATCGCCAGTCACCAGATCTATCATCAAAAGAACTGGTGCAAGTGTAGCATTTTTGATAAACTCCCATGTGTTTTGTGCCAGTGACTTGATTCCATTCCATATTCCATTCAAGTTTTCTTTTAATCTTGTAAAAGACTCCGTAATGGTTGTAACAATGGCTTGTATCGTTGGATTCTCCAGTAATGTGTCCAATGCATTTGGAATAGTCTCCGTGAAAAACCCTGCAATTCCATCACACACTGCAAACACATTATCTTTGATTGTTTTTAGAATCGTATTTACACCATCACGAAACCATTCGCATTTATTGTATAAAGCAACCAATATCACTATAATTGCCGTTATAGCCGCAATTACAGGATGTGCCGTTATTATTCCAAGTAACCCCGTTACTGCCGTTTTAATTCCACCGATCAGATTTGTCACCACTCCTCCAATTCCAGATAATTTCGACAGCGTACCTGCTACCGCAGATATCCCGAGTGATATCTGGCCGATTACCATCAGTAGTGGTCCTAATGCTGCAACCAGAATTCCGACTACTACAATCACCTGTTGCACGCCTTCCGGTAGTGCTGAAAATTTATTGACAAGTGCGGTAATAAGTTCTGCTACCTTCTGGACAATTGGTGCCAGTGTATCTCCAATCTGAATCGCTGCGGTTTCCAGAGATCCTTTTAATTCCTCGATTGCTCTTGATCCATCACTCATCTGAGAATTTGCCAGCCTTTGTGCTGCCTCCTGATCATTTGCCGCATCGATATATTTTTGAAGCCCCTCAGTCCCGCTATCCATCATCACAGTAGCAGCACGCATTGCATCGGATCCGAAGATTGTCGATAACGCCGCATCTCTGGATGCCGAATCCAAACCGCCAAGTTTATCCTGCAGCTCCTCAGCAATTTCTGAAGCTCCAAGAAGAGTCCCGCTGGAATCTCTTGTCTGTATTCCAAGCTGTTCAATCATTGTTGCAGCGCTGTCTGTTGGTGCCGCCAGCCTCTGGAGCATGGTTTTTAAAGATGTTCCGGCATCGCTCCCCTCGATTCCGGCATCTGCAAAACGAGCCAAAACCGCTGTTGTTTCCTGTATAGACCATCCTGCGTTTTTTGCTCCTGCAGAACACTGTGCCAGTGCCTGTGTGAGAGGTTCTACATCCGTAGAAGATGCAGCTGCTGCCCCGGCCAAAGCGTTTGCCGCTTCTGCAGACTCATTCGCAGACAGACCAAACGCTCCCATTGCCTGTACAACAACATTTGCCGCCTCTCCAAGATCCATCCCGGAAGATGCCGCAAGGTCCATTGTAGTTTTTAATGCCCCTGCTTTAATATCGGCTTCTGTCAAACCACCTTTTGCCAGTTCTGTAATCGCATTTCCTGCATCAGTTGCAGAAAAGACTGTATCCTGTCCTGTCTGGATTGCAAGCTGTCTTAGATCTTCCATTTCAGACATGGGCTTATCAAGTGCTCCCGCCGCCTGACTCATTGCATCGTTGAAATTATTTGCCATAACAGTGGATGCCGCCCCTACACCAGTCAGTGCCCCCGTTACCGGCAGCAAGGATTGTCCCACTCCTTTGACCTTATTTCCAAACTCTCCTGATACCGCAGATACTTTTGCAAGATTCGCACTTGCACTTCCTGTAGTCTCTTTTAGTGATTTCAGTTTCTGTTCTGTCTCAACAATCTCTCTTTGAAGAGAATCGAATCCTTCTGGACTGATCGGCTGTCCAAATTCATCATCTACTTGCTTTTTCTGTGCTTTCAATTCTTTCAGTCTATCAGACGATTGGTCGACCTCTGTCTGTAGTTTTTTGTACTCTTCCGTATCAATCTGACCACTCTCTTCCATAGACTTCATGCTCTTTTTGAGCTTGTCCATTTTTTCGTTGGTCTTTACAATCTCCTCTTGAATCGGAGTATACGCCTCTTTCCAAGCATCATAATTTCCGGCGGTTTTTGCTGCCTGTTCGCTTGCCTGTTTTAAAGTTTCCAGCCTGTTTTTCGTTTCACTGATCGACTGCTGCAGCAACTTCTGCTTCTGATTCAGCAATTCCGTATTCGTGGGATCCAGCTTCAGCAATTTATTGACATCTTTTAATGACTGTTCTACACCGTATAGTTTTTTGTCAACACCGGACAGTGCCTTTTCCAACTTGGAAGTATCACCGCCAATCTCTATGGTAATTCCTTTTATTCTGCTCCCTGCCCTTACATCCCTCCTTTACAGTGCATCAATATCCGCCTGTGTTGCAATTTTCGGATAATCATACTCATCATTCTTCATTTCGATAAACATATCGTTGATCATTCCAATGCTTAACAGGTCTAAATCAGAAATAGAAATACCGCATTGTGCACATCGAAGCATAAACAATGCGGTATTGACCTCACGATCTATTTCCCTCTCTTTTTTTTTGGAACTGACATCTGTTTATTTTCTGATTTCCACATTTCCATGATTTCCGGCAGAATCTCATAGATATCAAATGTCTCGAACTGATCCAACCACTCGTTGATATCGTCCGGCTGGTCAGGATCGCCATGTTTATGCATCAGAAATGCAATGTTTTCAAACATTTCCAGTGATTCGATCGGGATTCCGCTTTCAAACTTACTTTCATCAAATTCTGTACCTTCTTTTGCGCATTTTTTCTGCATCTCGTCTTTGAGTTTTTCCTGGATCTTGATCTGCTTTTCAATTTTCTGCATATCTACAAAAATATCTCTCCCAAATTTCAGTCGATAAATCCGGGGGATTGCGGCAGAACTTTTGAATTTATATTCTGTTCCATTGATTGTGATCGTCTTTCTCATCCTGTTCTCCTTTTATGCTGAAACTTCCTGATCTGGAATGTACACCTTATCAAACCATTTTTCGTATAAATTATCTGCTGTATCTGCTGTTGTCTTTGCCCGAACTGCCATTTTCTTAGCTGTTCCAAGTTGTACAGCGGATGCAGAAACTGTGACAGTGTCAGTTGTAGGTTCAATCGCGTCCTCTGTTGTGCTGGATTCTGTCGTAGGACGTGTAGAGGTGCAGCAATAGAACCAGAACCGTGTTCCCCTCACATCGCCGTCAATTTCAAATCCCAGCGCAAACCGTTTTACTTTTGCAGTCGCTTCCTCCAGCATGACTTTGTTCTTGTCAATGTATTCGCTCAAAATCTTTTCCCGGAACTCATCCGTGATCAGCGCCATTTCCCAGTCTCCCTCATATCCGCTATTGGAAGAAGAAACATAATACTTGATTCCATCCGCATAAAACGGTGTCAGTTCTCCCTGTGCTTCCAGTGAAAGCGATACGGATCCAGGTACCGCAAACGGTGTATCAAATGTAATTTCTCCCGTGTCACTTTCCTGCAAAAGCGCAACATGCGCATTATGGATATTGAATTTGACTTTATCCTTTTTTGTTGCCTGTCTTTCTTTCCTTACTTAGCCCTCCACTTCATATAATACTTCATACATATTTTCTGATTTAATATACTGTTCACTTTTCTGCCAGAAGAGATCTGCTGCATCAAGTGCCGCTTCTACACGTTCTTCCAGTTCAAAGTCCTTTTCATCTGTGTACAGTTCAATATCAACTTTGTTTGATTTAAAATATACCTTCCCATCTGCGGAAAAATTTCTCGTTTCCGGAATCAACCAGCAAATAAAAGGAGGATTCACCGCCTCACGTTCTTCGAAATGATGATACCGATATTCAATTTCCAGTGCATCCAGAATTGCTTCTATCCTCTCCTTTGTCATAAATAGCGTTCTATCCTTTCCTGTAGAATTTCCTTTGCGTGCTTTTCTGCAATTTTGATATGCGGGATTCCGTTCACTCTTCCACCATTCCTCTTTGCGTGTCCTTTTTCCAGCAAATGTGTAATCCGGTATTCCGGCTTTTTGGAATATACCACCATATCATAGCGGTGCCTTCCACTCAAATTTTTGTCTCGTTTATAGCTCCAGTGCTTTGCATATTCACCGGTATCTCCTTCCGGTGATATGGAACGTAATTCCGCAGCTGTCTGCTTCGCCGTCTCTTTCACTGCTTTTTCCACTGCTTCCTGCACATCCTCACGATACGCATCTAACTCCTGCATGACTTCGATTGCTAACTGATCAATATTAATTTTCGGCATTGTTTCTCACATCCTCATAAGTCGTTACTACTCTTTCCAGAGAAAGCAGTAAACAAGGTGGCGCTGCATCATATTTATTCTGGATCTGTATGATCTTGTACTGCTTTTCTCCGATTATGCAGATGTCCATCGTAGAAATGTCTTCTACCGGCAGAATTGCAACTACTTCGTCAATCTGATTGGATAATACCTTTGCCTCATAAAACCGTTTGATTCCTACTGTCCGAAACCCAAACCGGATTCCACAATGCTTTGTTTCTACAATTTTTCGCCCTTTCACGCTGCAGATATCCAACATTCCGTCATTAAATGTGACAAATTTTGTATCTTTACGTCTTGGCATCGCAACCACCTGCTTTCCTTTGAAAGTTGCGCATCTGCAGGGATATGATTTCCGATTTATAGTTTTTTATAAACTCGTCCACCTGACCGGCTCTTGCATACATACAATAATTTAACAGCAGATCTTTTTCCTGTGTTTCGCTTTCAAAATCGCATTGTCCGATTTTCCCCTCAAGATACTTTTTTCCTCTTTCTACAATACCAGAGAGCTTTTTACGCTCTCTGATATCCATATCCCATGTAATGTCCAGGAAATTGCTCACGTCTTCTAAAAGATCACTCATGATTATCCCTCATTCTTCGTTACCGTCACCTGATATGTCTTGGTTGTCTTTCCATCTGTTACTTTTGCTTTTACTACATTTCCTGCTCCAGAAACCCATGTAACTCTACTGCCGTTTGCAATCGGTTTTTCATTGTAGGTCAATTCCAATTCTGCTGTTCCATCTGCAATTACCGCCTGCACCGTGTTTGATGCATCTGTTGTTGTCAAAGTGTATGTCAATGTTCCTTCTGCGAACTCCGGTGTCAGCGTGTGTCCACCCACCTTAAAATCTGCAAGATTTGCATTTTCCACATTTTCTACACTTGGAACAACTTCCACTTCATAATGCGCTGGCTGCAGATCACTGATGTCCAAAAGCATGAAGGCATTATCATCTACTGCAAATCCATGACCATACATTTTGATCAGGTAAACCCTCTCATCTTCCAGGAATCTGTAATCATCTGAATACAAGATTCTTCCGTTATTTTCGATTCCAGCTCCCATGAGGTAAAGCTTTGCCATACCAAATACAGCCTTTCCGACTCCTACCGCCGGAGACTGGATCACATCGATTGGGAATGGCAGTGTACTTACATATCCACCGCCCGGCGCCGGTCTCTGTGTTGCCGACAGGACTTTACTGAAATAATCTGACGGATTTACCACCAGAATCAGTGTGTCTACGGTTCTTGCCTGTCCTTTTTCATTGATTGCCAGAACAGATGCCAATTTTCCAAGCTGCACATCATTAAACTTTGTAACCTTTACTGCTTTTTTATCTGGATATACTCCACCCTTGATCGTAACAGAGTCTCCCACCTGTTTTGTCATACCGATTGGCATGTCTTTTCCAGTTCCATTGATGATACCGTCTTCCAATCCATTTGCAAGCGCTTCATACAGAACCTGTCTCACATAAGCATCCAACCATTCTGGCCCCAGATCCAACATTGCTTTACACACCGGAAGAAATGCGGACAGTTTACTCAGTGTCACATCTACCTCTTTAAATCCGGATGTCAGCTCCTGGATGATCTCTGCGCAAAGTTTTCCCCATGCTGCTTTCTGATATCCATTCGTATTCATCATCATTCGTGTCAACCCTGTTACGGATGTAAACTGGATTTTGGACAACAGCGGATGATCTGTTTTCAAATCTTCGAATACTTTGTCAATTACGGTATATGGCATTACCACATCCAGATTTTCTACTGCCTGTTTCGGATTCGGTGCTTTCATGGCTTCTGCCAGTTTCTGATAATATTCTTTTTCTTTGGATGTCAGCTGTCTTACGCCGCGCTCAGACAGAATTCTCTGATCTGCTTCTTCTACGATTCCCCGTGCCTGTTCGATGACACTTTCCTGAATCTTATCGCACAGCTCCACAAACGCTGCCTGGAACTGCTCTGCATCTCCGGCTGTGATTGCCTCATTCATCTTCTGTACGATTGCTGTTTTTTCCATTTCTAATACATCTAAATTTTTCCTTAAATCATGCCTCCTCTAAAAAGATTTAATACATTGTTTTTTCTTGGTTTCTTGTCTTCCTGTGGTTTCTGCATTGCTGCAATCTGCTGCCGGAAGCTCTCCTGACTGTTTAACTGTCTTTGCATATCGGACAGCTTCTCCAGAATCTCTTCTGTATTGACCGGTTCTGCTGTCTTTCCCATGATCTCATCAATGAGTCCATATTCCAGCGCCTTTTCCGGAGTGAGGTAAGTCTCATTTTCCATTAACTCAATCAACTCACTTTCCTCAATCTTCGCCCTTTCCAGAAAAACTTGCCGGTTTGCTTCCATCATGTCATCCAGATCATCGGCATATTTTCTCAGTTGTGTTGCATTGCCTGAGCAATACATCCACATATTGTGTATCAGTGCCGTTGTACCTAAACACATTTTTCTTGTGTCACACGCCTGTAGAATCAAAAACGCAACACTGTGTGCTACGCCATCCACAATCCCAACTTTCTGGTTTTGTTTTTGCTTCAGTAAATTGTAAATAGCAACGCCCTCTTTTACGGATCCGCCATTTGAGTTGATATGCAGCTCAATTGTCTGTCCTTCTGGAATTTCACTCAGTTTCTCTGCAAAATATTTTGCAGAAGTCTCCGAGTCCTTATATTCCCATGCGTTCCAGTCAAATTCTCCATATTCTGTCACATCATCATAAATGTACAGAAGTGTTTTGTTCTCTGCCTGAACAGGCTGCATTCTCCAGTTTGTTATGTTTTTCCTTGTCTCACCTCTTTCCAGCCGTTATAAAATGGGAATCTCCTAACAAAATATTGAGTTAGTATGATTCCCATTTTTGATCAAATGCTATTTCCTTGTTGTTGCATTTTTAAAATCGTTAAACTGATCAGAAGTCCACTGAAACGATGGCATATCTTTCCCGTTGTTTGCTCTGTACACATCCTGGATTACATCCATTTCTTTCTGTGTTGCCAACGGACGGATAACCATTCCATCAAAATAACTCATTCCACCTTCATTACCTACATGAATAAAACACTGCATAACTGTTGTTCTCCTTTCATCTTTACCTGAATATCTTAAAATACAATCCCACGGGAAATTATAATACCCGTGCACACTCGCTTCTCTTCCGCTGCTGTCTCCTGAAACTCCATCGTAATCAGAAGAAAATTCAGCCAGCTGGTTATTACCTACATATAATGCCACATGATTCACTTCATTTAGAAGAATATCTCCTCTGTTCAATGTGGTTCCAACTGGCAGTCTTGTCCATCCTTTAGTACAAAGCTCTGCGGCCATATTTCCTGTATATGTAGCTGACCCGGTATCAAATCCAGCATTTCGCAATGCTGTTATGATGGAGCTTGCACAATCGTAATCCTTTGGTCCCCATCCTCCGAGACGATAGCCATATGAATTGTCATTACACATGTTTATCATATTCTGCACAAATTGTTCTACGCTTGCCATAAAAGCCCTCCATTTTCTTAAATTTTCCTGTTTATCTAATACTTTCATCAATCAATGGCCTCACCCACTTTCCACCTCCGTCAATCCTGCAAGCAGGTCTTGAATCTTACTATAATTTTTCGTCATAAAGTGCTGGTTTGCCCAGTCTTCTTCAATTCTCGGTTTTCCGAGCACTTCTAAAATATCATTGATCGTAAATGCTCCGCTTGAGATCAGCTTGTCTACTGGAGTTGCAATATCAAAAATATCAATATGCTTGACTGCCAGAGTCTCTATCTTTACATAATTTCCAGCTTTAAATCCTGTGTATCCATTTCTCTTTCGGTTGATCTCCTGCTGCAGCATCTTAATGAGCGGATCTATCACAAAGGTCAGAAGTTCATCAATCGCTTTCCCTGTATCCTGTACATCTCCTTTGGCCAGACTCGGTGGGAAAGAAAATGCTCTTGCTGTAAATTCAAAGATGTCATCAGCTAGAGACTTGATATCTCGTGTTGACTCTGTAGAATACGTCTTTCCGCTTTCTGAAATATCCTGATATTCGTATCCGTCAAACAATGGCAACACCGCACTGTCGCTTTCAAAGAAGTTCTTAAAATGCGTGCTCATCAACTCCTGGAATGTTTCATCGAAATTCTCACTTTCCTGTGCAATCGCTCCAATATTCAGGATTCCTTTTTTTCCTCTTGATTTTTTATAGGCATCCTGCGCATATATCAGTAATTTTGAATACGTTTCATACATCCCATTTGTGAGATTCCTCATATTTTCTGAGTTTAATTCGAAAAACATTACTTCCGACATTTCCCGTGTTTCAGACAATTCGTAACCGTCAAATGTGATCCCGCTGAATCTGTACTCCTTCAATGCCAGCACCTCTTTGCTGTAACTGTCTGCCACATAAATGTGATTGTTTACTTCTACTACAAGGCATTCATTGTTCCGGTACAGCTTGCCAATCAGCTTATTCATGAATGACGTTGCATTCTGGTTCTGATTTGGTTCGTAATTCCAAAGATAATACTCCTGCCCTTTTACTTCTTTCTTCTTGATATACGTTTTAAATTCGCATTTGCTGATGGCATTTGCAATTTTATTGACACAAGTCCAGAAAGCCAGCTCTCTCAGATATACTTCGTACATAGCACTCTGTACATCTTTATCTTTCATAATGTCATCCACTGTGATCCTTGTGGTACTGCTGCCTCCAAGTTTTTTGATCAACCAGTCTTTAATACTTAATTTCCTACGTTCACCCCCTTAATAACTGTAAACCTGTATTTTCGGTGTTGGTTTTGCCCGTTTCTGCGGCAGCACGTTTTCCACAGTCATCGCCGCTACAAATGCCATAAATGGGTCTGTTTTTCTGCTTTTTCCTTCTATTTTTCCATATACATAATTTCCCATATCGGCATCATCCTCTTTTCCTGGTTTTCTTCCATGTCTGATTAGTTTTGCATTATTGGTGGCCCACCTTAATTCTGGAGCATCTCCCCACCGCAACCATTGATTTACAAAGCAGCTATCAATCAGAGGTGCCACTTTCATAATGTCTGATGGCCGGATCAGCTTCAGATTCTTATTCACTTTCATATCAAATCCTATTTCCTGCAGATATTTTCCGATCAATGCAAAACGGAAATCATCCAAGGCTAAAGCTTTGATATTGTATGTGCGTTTTGCTTCCTGTATATAATTTGTAAGCAATGACGGATGTATTTCCACGTCATCTACAAGCGTCAGTCTTCCGGAATCCGCCCATTCTTTCCATGGAGCCTTGATCCTCGGAATATCTTTCGAATTTAGGCACATCCATGAATGGCTGATATCAAACCGTTCATCTCCATCTCGGAAATGAAGATCTACGGAAGCCCAATCTGTTAATTTTGTATAGTCAATTCCACATACACAGCTCCATCTTTCCAGATCCGGCAGTAAGATGTTGGTCGCTTTGATATTGTCCCACTCCGTTACACTCATTTCTTCCGCATTTTCCGGAATATTCATTCGTTTTGTCATAAATGCCGGAAGTCTTCTCGGATTTTTCTTCCATTCCCTATATTCTTTCCTGATCTCTTCCATAAGACTTGGCAGATATGGCAACGATGGATTTGCCATTGGCCAGTTTTCTTCCTGATCCACATCTTCCTTTTTATTCAGTTTACAGATAAATGGTAATAACCCATTATCCGGTTCGCCGCCCCGTAAGATCTGTTCGGAAGTTTCCAGCAGATCATCCAGCGGTCCTTCCCGCACATCACCATTTGTCGTGTAGTAAGAACGTCTTGGATGTTTCTTCTTACCAAGTCCTGTCGTAAAGACGTTTATATTCTTATAGTCTTCATATTGATGGATCTCATTAAAAATACAGATTCCAGAACGAAGACCGTCTTTTCCTTTCGGACTGTTTGTTCTTCCCTTCATAATAGACTTTGTTTTCAAGCATAAAACCTGTTCTTTCGTCCATCGGAAGAATTTCTTTAATTTCTTTATCACAGACGGTCGTTCAAATGCGTTTATCACGTCATGGACTGGACGCATTGCCTGGTCCTCATTATTGGCGCAGATATCTACATCGTACTCTCTGATTCCATTATGCGGGGACATTAAACACACTGATTCGAGCGCAATTGTACCATCTTTTCCCGCTCCTCTCCCCAACATACAGAATAAATCCGGCCATCTTGGAAGCCCGGATTCTCTCCAATATGTGCAATCATGAAGTCCGATCACAAACTTCTGCCAGGGAAATATTTCTTCAAACGGGAAGTATTTTGACATCCCGATATATTTTTCCAGCTGATCACAATCTATATAAATATCTTCATGCTCAAAACACCATTTTACATGCGCAACAAGCAACTCCTGCTCTTCGCATACTGCATAGATTTTTTTCTCAACTATATCAATCCATTCCTGAATATATGGATGTATGTTACAGCTCATCTTCATCATCTCCCGAATCATCGCCAACCGGCTTAATTCCTAGACTGTCCAGTATTTTAAGCATTTGAGCATTGACCTTAATTCGCTGATCTATCGAGTCATTTTTCTTTTGTCCTTTTTGCCCTCCGCCATTATTATATTCAACGATAGCACCTCTCTTTTTGATATCTGCGATCAGTTCATTCTCCAGGTCCCAGAAGTCCATATATTTATCGACCAAGTCGATGTAATATTTTCCGGTGGTTCCATTCCGGGCCAGCTGATCAAGAAGGTCCTCTTTAATTTCCACTCGCAATAATTCTTTTCTTGTTTTTCTCGCCCTTATACCCCCTCCGTCACGCGCGCACGAGAAATCTCTTTTGTCGGGAGCACCCACCGGTCTCTACGGGGCATATTAAAACCCGATTTTTTTCGACCGGGGGTATCCTGACAATTTTATTTTTCTTTACCATCTTTCTTCTGTCAGCGGTTCTTTTTTCTTTGGCTTTCGATATCCATGAACTTCTTCATGACAATCATGACACAGGCTGATTAGGTTTCTCCGCTTATCACCTCTGAAGCTGTACCAGATTTCCAATGCTCTGTCTGGATGCTTCTTTACATAATTCACGTGATGAACCGTCGTTGCCTTTGTATACTTTCCACGTTTCTTACATAACTGGCATTCATATTTATCAAGCTTTAACACTTGTTCTCTCAATGCTTTCCACTTGCCCCATGTATAGAATCTGTGAATATTTTCTCTTATACATTTCTTTACAAATTCAATCTCATGTTCTGTCATATAATCACCTCAATTGCAGGAGAAGGAATCGAACCTTCGACCTTCAGCTAAGGAGACTGACGAGCTTCCACTGCTCTATCCTGCTATATTTGTGCGATGTCGCACAGTGTAGGCTTTTGCCCAGAGCCTTTTATCGTCTTTGCTCAGGACGCAGAAAAGCACCCGGCTTTCGCCAGATGCTCTCTACTATTTTCCATTATTTACTTCTTCTATGAATGCTTTCATAAGTTCGCTTATCTTTGAAGCTTGACTGACTCCTGCAGTTTCACATGCTTCTGCAAATTCATCCGCTAACTCTCGCTTTATCTTGAAACCCTTTGTCATCCATCCTGCTTTCTTTTGATACTTCTCCGATGCAATCGTTTGAGGTTTTGGACTACCTGTCGGCATTTCTTCCACTCCTTCCATTGTCTTGGTACTACATCCATCAATATACAAATGTTCTCTGATGCTATCTGTTATTTACTTCTTCCACAAACTGCTTCATCAGCTTTGTAAGCTGTGTTCCCATCGCAACACCAGATTCCTTGCAGGCTTCCTTGAACTCTTCTGCTACTTTCTTGTTGATCTTATATGTTTTTGGAACTAACCCTGCTTTCTCATCCCACTTATCTTGTGGTCTCTGTTTCTTTTCTTCATTACCGAGCATGCTCATCCCTCACTTTCTTTATGAGGCAATAAACCAGCTTTGCTATTCCTATAGCAATGAAGAATATTCCTAACTTCCACAACATCCTTTACACAAATGAGCTTTCATGTTATATTTATTTTGAAGAAGGGCTTTCGCCCCTCTTAGCTAATTAAATAGCTTGTCGAGAATCATTAAAAGGATTCCAACGAATAAGTCCAGAATCGCACTGACCGCCAATGTCTTTATATCGATTTTGGACTTTTTCTTTTGTTTCTTTTTGCTCATTTGTATCTCACCTCCTTACAACTATATAATACCACATACGTATACGTATGTCAACACTTTTCTCAGAGGTTTTTAATCCGGACAACAGGAATCGAACCCGTGACACACAGCTTATAAGGCTTCTGCTCTAACCGACTGAGCTATGTCCGATCAACATTTATACAAAAAACGCCCTGCATTTTCATGCAAGACGCCCTTTTGTAATTTGTGTGTGGTTTTACTGGTTGTCTTTAGGAGGAAAACTAAAAACACCTTAGCCGTCCAGCTTGTTCCTTTCGGCTTTATACCATATTAGCATTTTAAAACCGTCGTTTCCGTCGTTTTCTCAAATTTTTCTAAATATCTGTTATGTTTGCATCGGCAACTGTCCTCTGTATATGCTTTCCTTTTCTTTGGGAATACTTCATTCATCCTATGTGAGACCTGTACCCAACTTAGATCATCAATATAATAAAATCTGAGAATCATCCGGATTTCACTTTTTTTTATTTGTCCTATATATTCCTCTACCTGTATCTGTTTCTCCAGAAGATCCGTCTCCAACATCTGCAGCTTTGCAATGCGCTTTTCAAGTAAAAACTCACGTTTTTCATATTCTCTTTGTGGGAAGCCTGTTATTTTCACTGTTCGCAATGGTTTGTTGCCTTTCTTTCCACATGCAACAGAATCTTGCACAGTAATCTTGTTCAGTTGCTCTATTTTCTTTTTATCCTCTGCAATCCTACGTCTCAGATCTTTTATCTCTTCTTTCATATCTGCATACTCAATCAGTATCTTCTTGTCCACTGGCAACACTCCCTTTCGTATCTACTCCCCATTTTCTTAAGCAGTCTTCCACAGAGTACGCACCTCTTTGCATCCACTTCTTGGCATTCTCTGTTGGTTCATGATCTGCCAGATCGGCAAAGTGATCATCCCGATCCCGTTTCATTTCCTTTGCGCTGCGTCTGTGCTTTAAAGTCCCTCTCATATCTGTATCACCTCCATAATTTCCGTATTATCCAATCCAAAAACACCACAAATAACAGTATCGGAAATCCCGCAGCCAGAAGGTAATCTGCTCCTTCTAGCTCTACATCCTCTTCCAATCCTGTCTTTAAAGTAATCACGGTTCCTAGCCCCAATATGTAGTAAAGGGCTAGGAATGCGATTGTAATTAACATGTCCATGTTATCCCTCCTTGTATGGTTCTGGAAACGTCTGCCATGCAACAACTTCTTTCTCATTTGCTTCTATGAACTCATTATAAAATTCTTCGTAAATATACCATCGATCGTCTCTAACTCTGTAAAATCCACACTTAACAGCTCCATATGATGTTTGCACATTCAGCAATGGATAATATTTACCATCACCAGCTTCCGGTAATCTCTCACTCACCGGAATCCATCCAGAATCATTATCCGGAACTTCATCCATGTGAGAACGGATAATACCACTAATTTCGGTTGCCATACCTGTAGCACCTAACGCATACAACACCTTATGTCCAGTTACATACTCTTTTTCAACTTTGCTTATCTCTTCCAAGATCTTCTCTAGTACGTTCATTTATTTCGTCTCCTGTTTCTCTTATCCATAACACAATAACCTTTTTTGCAATAACATTCTGTTGATTTATAGTAGTTTTTATAATATTTGCATTTAATGCACTCTTTTTTCATCACTCCACATCCATTCATCTTTTTCCCCTATCGCTTCGCCAACTCCCGAACCAGTTCATCATTCCCTTTTTTCGTAAGGCCTTCATTACATGTGCAATCCGGATATACACATCGGAAACAATCCGGATATTTACAGAGCGGCTTTGAAATTTTCGTTCGATTCATTTCCAGTTTTCTCTTTGTCTCCAGCAGATCCGGTACCTTGACCTGTCTTCTGCTGCCCGCTTCCGCAAACCAGATCAGTCCCGATCTCTCCAGATATGCCCGAAAGCAAATTTCACTTTTCTCGATCTGGAACATGACTTTCATGTAGACCCATGCTTCGTGTACATCCATCCCATCAAATAAAAGTTCCTGGATCCTGGATTCGTATTTTTCGTAACCTTCCACTACTCAATCACTTCCATTTCTCTTATTGAGACTTCATAAGCTGTTCTCTCGCTGTCGCCTTTTACATAAATCCTACTCTGTATCATTCCCATGGTTCTCACTTTTGTTCCGACTGGAAGCTCTGCTGCCAGCCTTGCGTTCGAATACCAGCAAATTGCCGGGAGATAATCACTTTTTCTGTGTTTCCTGTTTACTGCAATTAAAATATCCGTGATTTCTTTTCCGAGTGGTGTCTCTCGATAGAGCGGCTGTTTACAGATATATCCAATCAGATCAATTCTGTTTTGATCCGCTTCACCAGCTTCGCTGATTCCTTTTACAAATACATACAATTTCAAATGATTTCTTTCTCCATCCTTTTCATTGTAAGATCTGTATTCTCCAAAGATTGTAATTCTCCCTCCTACATTATCCCGAATCTCCTGCACTATCTGTTCCGGCACCTGAATCGGTATGACATCCATGTTTCCACTTGTCCGCATGACTTCTATAGTTGATTTATAAATCTTTCTTCTATCTGGTGAAGTCAATAAATACTCTGGTGTTTCCATAATTTTTCCTGTGATCTTTACTGTGTTGTTTTCCATCTTTTTCTCCTATATTGCATATTCCGCTGATACCCGTCATGGTATTACTCCATTTCCAGCCCGCTCAGCGCTTTCAAGATTCTTCCATCCATGTTATCTTCATTTGCCGGTGTTTTTACAGTCAATAACATTCCAGTCTCATTTACCCACAGGACGAAATATCCCATTCCCATGGGTCCTGTCGGAAAGTCTTCATACTCACCTGTTTCGGATAGGCTTACCATTTCCAGAATTTGATCTGGTATGTAACTCATCTCTTTTGTCTCTACATTCTGTAACACTGCCATTCCCCTGTATTTGATTTCTGTATCCTCATACCGGTCTCTGGCTGATAACCATTTCTTGTATTCCCACTCATCCCTTACTTTTAGTTCATACTGCTTTTCTCCCTTTTCATAAGCTCTGTATACTTCGCCTTCTTCCGGAAGATCCCCTACAAGTTCAATGACTGCTGCCTTATTCTTGCTTGTAAAGTCCTTCTCATATACAAATAATATCCAATAGGCTCCCTGTATGAAGTACATTTCCTCTTTCTTTCCTACAGTGAGTCCTGCACCTTTCCATGCATCCTTCAATATTCTCTTAAATATGCTCGTCTTAATAAACATGATGCTCCTTTCCTCTCCCAGAGTTATCTGGGAGATAATGTGATGGCTTACGACAGGTTTTGTGACGTACCTGCTGTTGTATCTTCACGGCACTTGGCCGGAGATGCTATAAAAATTGGAATCCTGGATGTCCTTCTTTCTGCTTTTCATTTTGCGGTTCTTTCATCAACTCCTGCTGATCCAGATAATTCTTCTTGCTGATCTTCATCCAGTCTTTCCTTGTGTGTGACTTCTCATATTCCCTCTGTGCGATCTCGCAAAGCAGTTCTCTTGTCTTTCTGCAATTATGTACAGCTTCTTTTCCGCTTTTATGGTGCGGTTCACACAAATACACTTTCAATCCCTCGGCTTCCGATAGAATTCTCATCCCAGATCCAAACAATACATGGTGTTCCTCGGTATACTGCTGCCGATAGTCTCCATACAGATTGGCACAGAGATAGCACACGCCCTTTTCTGTGTTCAAAATGCTTTCCGGATGACGGATTCTCTTTTTCTTCTTTTTCGGCTTAGGAAACGCCATATCACTATAATCAATACTCATAAAGTAATCACTTTCTTTTTCCAGTTGTCCCATCCGCCTTTTGGCCAGGCAAATTCTTTCTTCAGAAGCTGTATGATTTTTTCTGGATCCCCGGATTTTAAGATGTCTTCTATGACTTCCCCTTCCTGGACCACTTCTTCTGTGATCTCATGTACCTGCTTTTCTTCTTCCGGAAGATTCATAACCGGATCCGGCATCAGTTCCGGATAATCTTCCACTTCCATCTGTCCCGGAATCTGTTCTTCTGGTTCTTTTGGCTCTTCCAATGTTTCCTTTGGTTTGGCAGGTTCTTTCTTTTTCTTTAACGGTTCCGTCTTTAAGACTTCCCTCTCTTTCTTTTCCCTCAGCGGCATCTGATAAACTTCTTCATAGGCTTTTGAATCAGACATCTTCCTACCTTCCGGATAAAAGGTCTGTTCAAATGTTTTGGCCAACTCCAGATAGCTGATCTCTTCCGGCTCTCCCCTGCCATTGTATGGCATGATCCGAATCTGAAATTCACTGAAGAGCGCATTTGCAAATTGCATCCGAAACATCCGGAATTTTGTTGGAGCTACAATTCCCATGATCTCCCTGTTGATCACACTTTCCTCTTTTGGCTCGTCTTCCCATATCCATTTATGCATTTTCTCAAAGCAGCCTTTTCCTTCTCCTTTGAAAAATTCATACACCAATGTTTCCGTCCAGCTTCCCTGGTGTTCTTCTGGTGCGATGTCGCACAGGCTCATCTGCGGTGAATAACGATCTTCTGTTTCCCGGATGACTTCTTTTACCTCCCGGATTTCCCGCACCGTTGCATCTCTTGGTACCACTTCCCGAACTTCTTCCGGCAGCGCCAGCATTTCAGACAGCTTACTGCTGCCATATCCCCGGTACCTTTCCTGAATTTCCGGACTGTTCCCGTTGATACTGTATGTATCATTGATCTGCATAAACCGGATCGCCCACGTCCTGCTGATATTGAAGGTTTCCTTTGCAAACTCAAACACATCCGCATACCCCTTCTCTTTATAAAACTCTGCGTCTCTGGTCTTTTTTAGGAGATATCCGACTTTAATGTATCCCTCTGCGATATGTTCCAGTTCTTTTCGTAATGCAATTTCTACCCCCTGCAGTGTACTGATTGTCTGTAATTCTTCCATCTATCCAGCTTTCCTTTCTGTACGTTTCAACTTCTTTCTTTTGAATAACTCAACAAATTCTTTGACTTCCTCTGTCATGCCTCCGTTATATTTTGCCCGACACTGTATCATGACCCCATTGTTTACCTCCATAGTGTAAAACGGTGTCTCCGGATCCTGCTTCTTTCGCAGAAACAGGATCGTTGTCTCACCTTTGGCCACCCGGTCAATGTACGTGGCAACACAATGATGCATAGCATTTCCCTCTTGCCTGATTTCATGGATCCGTTTCGGAAGTCTCAACACAAATTGTTCCGTTTCCATTTCCAGATAGCTGTCCCGTTTTCTGTACTTCTCGTACTTTTTGTCTTTTTTATTGTCCAAATCCTCTTTGGCTTTTATTTCCCGTTCTCTGCTCTCTTCAATCAACTCTTCATGACGCTGTTCTAAATTCTTCGGAAATAAGATCCACGACTCTCTCATGTTGTATCCCAGTTCCTCCGCCATCTTCAGATAATCGTGATAATCCACGGCTTGTCTCTCATCTTCTCCTAACACTTCTTTGATGTACCGTTCCATCTTGTGAATGGTGGTATACCGGATATACCTAGTGAAATTCCTCGGAAACCTTGCAAAAAACTGAACCTGCTGCCATGTTGGATGTAATCCCTTCTCCTGCATTTCATAAGTGGTGTTATATTCCCTTGTGCTTGGATTCTTTCCAGCCAACAGCTGGTAGTATTCCCCGTTTAGCCCCAGTATCTTTTTGCAAGACCGCTCTTCTTTCTTTAAGTATCCTGTGCTGTACCCCTGCATTTTTTCTTTGACAATTTTGTAAAATCCACATTTTACCAGTTGTTCGATTCCAGGCATATACCGGTATCCCTCCAGATATTGATCCAAATACATTTTTTCCCGATATTTCCCATGTTTCACAAAACATTCCATTGCAGAATACTGAAACGGCGTTCCCTTTAGAATCTGTTTGAGATTCCGGTTATAAAGGATTGCTTCATGCTCTGGCACTTTATAATATCTCCATCTGTCTCTGTAACACCACCGAACCCAGTCTGTCTGCTTATACTGTTCATACTCAAATTCATGAATCTTTTTTAAATTCCGGTCATACGTGGTCCGTATCATCTCCCAGTACCCGCCGCCTTCCTTTTGTCCATTTCTGAATTTCCGATAGCACTCAAAATATCGGTATACATATCCCTCTTTTGTTTTCTGCAGGAGTCCTGCATATCCTCTTGCGTGAACATTTCCGCCTTTCTTTCGACTTCGGTAGGTAATGGGATGTCTGCAGGATGGACATTCGCCCTCGTCTCCATAGTGTGGATTCCTGATTTTTACTTCTCTTCCACAATGTGTGCAATACCCTTTTGTTACCTTTCTTCCGGCATCATAAAACAAATACTGGGGAAGGACTTCCCGGTCTACAAACTCATCAAAATCTTTGGGCAGTTCCGGCACCAGTGCCATCGCGGAATCAATTTCATCAATCTCTTTTCTGTCTTTACTATAGCTTTGCCATCTTGCGATTGCTGCACGTGGCTCTTCCTTCCCGTTGTGACAAAATTCTGTGATCCGTTTTCGGTCCTCTTCTCGTATCCATACTTTATGATCACTGTACCAGTATCCTTTTTGTATCTCTCCCCACCCCTCCATGTAACTTAAGTTATCTATTTTTGCAGTTCTCCACTTCTCACACAGATTGTCGTAAGTGTAGTACTTGTTTTCTTCCAAAAGGAATACCCGGTATTTCGGATACGTTATATCATCCCGAATCATATCTCTTGTAAATATGGCAATCTCCAGAACAGTTCCTGTCCTCTTTGCTCGATAAAACCAATAATATGTTGCACTCCACACAGGTACTTTTCCGCATCTTAGTACCTTGTTCCCTTGATCTTCCCCGACTATCTTTCGCATCGTTTCCGTTACTTTTAACTCTGGAAGTTTTAATAACTCTCCTCGTCTCATTTTTCCGCCTCCAGATAGTATTCTTCTGCCATGGCAAATACTTCCAGATCCGGCATTGCCACCATTTGTGCCCCTCTTCTTTCTTTGACTCTTTTTTCCGCTTCTTTCCGGATATTCTGCAGACATTCTTTGAGTGTCCGGTTCTTTCTTCTTACTCCTCTGGCCAGAATTTCTTTTTCAAAACATCTCATAGACAGATACGACACGATCTCTCCTGCCGGCATCCCGTCTGTTTCCTTCTTTAACTCAACCTGCAGCTTTCCGATAGCCGCATTTACTGAATCTACCAGTTCTTCCGACAGATGCTGCTCATATACTTCCCGGATTCCATCTGGAATCCCGTTTTCCTCTGCCAGCACTTTTAAATGCTCCAGATCCTGCTCCTCCAAAAGTCCTTTTGCACATGCATTCAATTCTTCTACGGAATCAAAATTCCCAAATACATCAAACATGCTGTTTTTCCTCCAGTAATCCCTCTAATTTTTCCACGTAATCGTGATGTTTACTAAATCTGACAGCTATTTCATGCCGCTCTGACAACGTCTGATACTGCTGCCACAATTCCTGGTTCTTCACCTCTTTCCCGGACGGTTTTCTCCATTCCGCCCGCTTCCACTGCTCCGGCTTCCCATTTTCGATCATGTTCTTGATAAAAATACAGTCCGTATACAGGGTCACATTGCACGGCGCATTTAGTATTTTCAAGGATTTCACGATTCCAAGCAGCACCAGACGATAATAGGTCGTCTCCTGTTCTTCCCCGCAAATTCCTTTGACTGCCGGTCCTTTGCTTGTCTGATATTCCATTGCAGCCGCCCATCTTCCATCTTTGATACATGGACCTGTCAGACTTGTCCTTATGTAAATATTTACCTCTTTCATATCAAATTCTCCTGTTCAAACGGATCAGGATGTATCTTCGGTATTTGTATCCTGTTACCGGATTTATTCCCTCATGGTACGTCTCTTTGTCAAGATAATAGCCTTTCGGCGGTTTCGGCTCGTCACTCCATGTTTTTCTTTTGTAAACCTTTTCTTCTGCCACTGGAATCTTTAAATTCTTGCTGCAGGAGTACCGGCTTTCTTTCATCTTGTTCTCCTCATCCGGGGTTTTACTTAAATACTCGGCCAGCTTCCGGAAGCCTCCCTCGTCATACAGCAGATCGATGTGGACGCCTCCCTTTTCCCATGCTTTGCGCATGATCAGATCTGCATCCGGAATCCGGTTGATGACCAGGTGGTGATGGACGCCGCCCCGGCTTCCAATCTCGGTATGCAACATCCATTTCAACTCTGCTCCTCGTTTTCTGTATTGTCTTCTTACCTTATCTCTCCACCGTTCAAAATCCTTGGCAGCCTCTTTCATGTCCTTTGGCCGGTTCTCCAATTTATACGTCAATGTCACCCAGTAGTCATTCTCCTGGAAATTCAGCTTCATCTTTCTCCAACACTTTCGTTCTTTATTCCACTGATTCGTCTTTCTGATCTGCTCCGGTGTGGCTTTCTTCTTTTTCATTCTCGGCATTCCCGGAGCACCATATCTCCCGTTGTGATATTCCATCACTTCTCTGATGTCTCCCAGGTCATAACTCTTTTGTTTATACATCCTGTTTTGCTCCTAAGTTTAATATGCTTATCAAGTTTAAAACGGGAGCTTTTCGCTCTCATTTTCTTTGACATTTTGCCAATACAGGTGTACAATATAAATGAATTTTTATTTTGTTTGTATTGACAAAATGTCCGGTGCATCTGTTTGCGGCAGGTGCACTATTTTTTTACGCTTTTTTCTATGTACCTACAGATAAGTTCTAATCCTGCTGTCATAAGGATCATCCCGATCCATAAGGATCCGGTTCCCATCAGCATGATCGCACAGATTCCCAATGCTGCTTCCAGGATCCGCAGTAATTCTTCTGCATACCGAAGCTGTCTTCTCTTTCGGAAACTCATACGATGATGTACTCTCCCCCGATCTCTTCTGCTACCTGTTTCGCTTCCTGGTACGTCCCATACTCGCTCCGGATCTTTCCGGATTGCCAGCGAATGATCCATATCTGTTTCCTCTCCTTCTCTTCATTCAAATCCAAGTTCTTTGATCCTTTCTTCGATTAGCTTCAACTCTGCAACAGCTTCTTCCTCTTCCGGAAACTGCCTCAGTTCCTCTCTTCTGCTGACAAGCCTGCTGTACTCAATGACTTGTCCTGCCGTCATGTTCAAGATTCTCTGGTCCATTGATCGCTCCTTTGATTTTTACTGATTTTCTTCCTTGATACTCCAACTCCCTGCAGTAATTGTTTAAGCAGGCAATCGCATGCTGTTTCTGCTGTTCGGAATAACCATTCACTCTTTCCGTGGATTCCAGCGTCTGGATGAATTTCTCAATCTGATTGATTGTCAGCCTTTTCATAGCTTGTCCTCCCTTCTACCGCCTAAGCGGTTTTTCTTCTTTCGAATCCTATATTTTTCATTGTTTCATCTAATTTTTTCTCCAAGATTTGAGAAAGTTCTTCTCGTTTTAAATCCTCTTGATTTACCCACGATCCATTGATTTTTATCATGCTTACTACTTCGATTCCTTTCATTTCACCACCCCTCTACTATGTATGAATTATTGGTTGTCTGTGTTACAATCCATATGTGCTGCCATCGCAACCTCCGTGGCGGGATTGCTTTCTTTTTGCTTAACATCGGAAGAAACGGATGCGCTCACTGCATTCCAGAGAAAAACAGCGGATAACCATTAAGAGCTGCTTCTTTTAAATGAGGTAGCTCTTTTTCAGGCATCTCCTCTTCAAGAAATTCTGCAAATGCTTCAGGAGTTTTTTTGACTTCGATTAAACCGAATACCATATCGGAAAACTCTTTCTCTCTAGTAATGGATTTCAATATATCGAATTTTTTATCTTTCTATCCTTATTTTCTTTGCCAAGGCCTATAAACTCATCGATATACTTTTCGATATGTTCCACTTCTCGAATTTCTTCGCGCAACTCTTCTGGTTGTTCAAGAATTCTTTTCGTAGCATTTATGATCAAATTCTCCGTATTTACCTTCTGAATTTTGATGCCATCTTCACACTTTTTGATGCGATACAACAAGCGATCCCATTTTCGTCTTGAAACCCACATCTTTCTCACCTCTTTCTTGTTGAATCTTTATTGTCATTTGTTTCCTTATCTCCTATAATTTGCTTACAGGCATCTGCCAATGCCGAGTAAATGGGAAAGGAGAATAGACATGAAGCTTAATAGTCTCAAAAGCGAATTTTTGAAATACATGGTAAAGTCTTACGCAAAAGATCATAAGCGTATATTTACATTTGAATCTTTCAAGTCTCTTTATCCAGAACTTGATGACGATTTTATTTCTGATGCTTTGTTTGCACTGGATGAAGATGGGTTTGTCCACGTGTTTAAAGCTGACGATGTCGCTTACGAAACCACTTTACTTCCAAATGCCATCTGTTCCGTTGAAGAAGATACACTTTTAAGAAAAGGCTACTCTTTTATCAAAGAGATACGATCATGGATTTAATCAACCAATAACCAATCGTCTCTTATCAATTCATCTGCTGATGGTTGCCATCCGTATTTTGATGGATTACTTCCATCAGCATTCATTACAATACAATTTCCTCGCCCATTTGTTGGCTTGATTTTCGCCCCACCTTCAAACTCTGGCAATGTTATGTATTTTCTTTCTTCTAATGCCTGTTTCACTGCTTCCTGTATGTTCATCTTCCTCGCCTCGCTTCCTACTCCAAAAAATAATCCACTGATACACCGAAGTAATCAGCTACCTTTTTCAGCTTATCCACACTTGGAGACGATTCTCCCCACTTCTTAATTGTTCCGTTTCCAAAGCCCAGAGTTTTCTCAAGACAACTGATTGAGATGTTGTTCTTCTCTGCCAGCTTTAAAATTTTTTTAAGTATCATAATTCCCTCCTTTTGTTTTCCATCTTGTAGACAACTGCATATATCTGTTACAATGTCCTTGTTACACTTAGATAATTTTCTAAAGGTCATAAATGGCTGGAAAGGAGTTGCCGAGGAGTAACAATCTTAAGGATACCTCCGCAAAAGGAGGTGAGA